AAGGCTAATGGTGATTTGCTTGACCCTATAACGTTAGTAAGGGTTATTGAGAAGCATGTGCCTGCTAAACAACGCAAGGATGTATTCAAACTATTGGCTGATTCTATTCCAGCACTAGCAAAAGCAGGTGTAAGTAAAGAAGTGATAGAGATGATAAAGGAGAGTAAGTAATGGCTGATACAGCGTTCAAAGAGATGGTAGAGGGTATGCGGCAAGATGCTTATGCGAGGTATGAGGCTGCTAAGGGTATCCTACACAAGAAGATTGAAGATGGCGATGATGACATTGATGAGTGGGTGAAGAAGGCTCTGTTCCCTTTGTTGCGTAAAGTAGATATTATCAACTTGATTATTCCAAGCACAGAGTTCCGTCAGCGCAAGAAGAATAGAGAGAAGAATAAGGACAGAGACGATGTTCACGAGGTTCCATCACTCACACCAGAACAGAAAGGCGCAATAGTGTGAAACTATCCCCAGCACATCTAAAAGAAATCAAGAAGTGTAAGGATAACTTCCTGCATTTTTGTAAGTATCTGAAGATTGTGGATAAGCGAGGTAAGTTGATTACCTTCAAGCCGTTGCCTGCGCAGGTGATGATTGTAGATGAGTTAGAGAGCAATCCTTTGCTCGCTATTCTAAAGGCTAGGCAGTTAGGCAGTTCAACGCTCATCGCTGCGTATTACCTACATAAGGCACTTCTAAATACAAATCATAAGGTTGCAGTGGTTGCTCATACGTTAGAAGCAGTTCGTAATATCTTCAGTATTTACCAAACCTATTATGATAATCTGCCAGCATTTCTAAAGTTTGATACGAAGAATGATAATGCTAATGAGTTGAAGTTTGCTCACGGAAGTAGAGTAAAGGTAGGCACTCCTAATAGTTTCCGTGGTTCCACATATCAGAGTATTCACGCAAGTGAGGTTGCCTTTTGGCAGAACCCTGAAGATGATGTGGCTGCTCTGTTTCAGGTAGCAGGTGAGAATCCTACAATCATTATGGAGACTACACCGAATGGTTTGAACTATTTCTATAACTTCTGGAATGCTAATAAGGGCTATTCAAAGTTGTTCTTGGGGTGGATGTTGGACCCAAGTTATGTTGATAAGAAGAAGCCTAAGGGAGGCTTCTCAGAGGCTGAACTTCAACTAATCGGGCAAGTAAAAGAAGAACTCACAACGAAGCAGAAGAACTGGTTAGCAAATACACTAAGGAGTAAGTGTGCTGGTAATATACAAACCTTCAAACAAGAGTATGCATTCAGTTCAATAGACTGCTTTATCACATCAGGTGAGAGAGTGTTTGATATAACATTCCCAGATGCTACAGTTACAGATGGCTATATTCAGTATGAAGCGCCTGTAAGATTCCAGCCTTATCTAATGGGAGTTGATGCTGCTAGTGGTTCCCCTAATGGAGACTTCAGTTCATTTGTTGTATTGACGAGAGATGAGAACCCCAAAGTGGTTGCCGTCCATTATGCTAGAGAGGATTCTATTACATTTGCAGATAGGGTTATAGAGATTGCGAAGCGATACAATGCCTTTGTGGTAGTAGAGTCTGCCTCAGAAGGATACAGCGTAATAAATAACCTAAAGAGAGAAGAGTATCCGCATATGTATAGGCGGCTAATAAAAGATAAGACAGGTTCTGAACTCACAGAGAAGTTGGGGTACTCAACTAATGTGAAGACGAGAGCACTGCTAATGAACTACCTAACTGAGTTGATAAATGTAAAGAAGATTACGATACCCGACGAAAGGATACAAGCAGAGATAAACACGTTTGTATTCAGGAAGGGTAGAATGGAACACGATATAGGTCAGCACGATGATGCTCTGTTTGCTATGGCTCTGGCTTGGGCAGGATATGAGCAGGCGGATTACATCGTGAGGGAACAGAAGAATATCAAACCTAGTAATATGAGTGAGATGTTGTCTTGGGAAGCAGCACACGGTTTGAACTATAATCAGTTCAATGAGCCAGAGGATGAATACTCATTCACTACTATTCAAGACTTGTTATAAGTTATAGACAGGTTTGTTGATGAGATACTATTTATTGAAGGACTACAATACAAAAGTCCGTAATATAACCAACTTGGACTGAACCAAGTAAAACAATGTGGAGGAAGAGAAATGTCATTGATTGACGAAGAGCGTATGTCGGAACTCGCAGACCGAATGAGTGATGAAGCACCTGAAGGGGTTGTAGAGGAGACTGCTGGCGAGCAGGATGATTCTACAGTTTCAGGAGCAGAGACTCAAACCGAAGCCCCAGAGGATAAACAAGATGAAGTTATGGTGTCATCTACCGAGTCTGTGGAGGAAGAGGATAACGGACATAGTGTTCCATATGCTAGGTTTCAGAAGGTAATCAAGGCTCGTAATGGGTTTCAAAATAAGATTACTGAACTGGAAGCGATGGTGAAGGATTTACAGACTGCCGCTAAGGGTAGTGTGGAACCTCAGCCGGCTATGGGAAGTAATGTTCAAACCGCTGATGATGGCGATGATTGGCTAGATAAGATTTTGAGTGAGGATAAGTCACCTGACCAATATGAGAATCTAAACAGTCGTGTTCATCAAATAGAAGTTCAGGAACAAGAGAGGATGCTACAAGCGGAACTGCAAACAGTTTCTAATGAGTTCCCATCTGTTCCTAGAGAGTTGCTTTTGCAGACAGTTATTCAGGACCCAAGCGCAAACCTGATGGAGACTGCTGAGAAGTACTCAACCTTTATTGCTGGTATTGAAGAGGGTGCTATCGCTCGTCATACAGCCAGACCTTCAGCGGCACCGAGACCTAAACAAGCAGGGAGCACTCATTCTAATACCCCGACGAATAGAGATGCAAACCCAGCACAGATGACTAAGGAGCAGCGCTATCAAGCACTGCGACGAATACTAAACAACTAAACAATAATATCCTTAGGAGGATAATAATATGACATTCAATACTACAGGGACTACCCCTACTATTCCAGGCTCCAGTACAGTCAACGCCGTTCGTGGCGATGAGATTGGTGCCCTTCTAAAAGAGTTCTTTCTCTCTCCAGTTCAGGAGCAACTCAATCGTGAGACTGTTGCACTAGAACTATTTGAGAAGGCTCGTGTTTCTTGGGCAGGGCGTGTTGCCATTGTCCCAGTTCATCTTGGTGCCAAGTCAGGTACCGGTTCTGTTTCGTTCAGTGATGGCGGAACTGTTCCAGCCGCTCGTGAGCAGGATTATGCCAAACTCTCTATTGATGCTAAGCGACTTCTTGCTCGCTTCCAGGTTGATGGAATGATTATGGCTGCTGCCAAAAAGGGTTCTTCTGACCAGGTTATCAACTGGATGGAAGGAACAATGGACGCACTCAAGTCTGATGTTCGTGATACGATGAACACTATGACATTCTCAGGTGGTCGTATTCTCGGCTTCCTCAACGAGAACAAGGCTGGTCTTGCTGGCGCATCCTGGGAGTTCTCAGGTGATATCGTCAAAGCAGAAGCCCACCGTGCTTCTGGTGCTAACAGCGTAGAGGTTATTCGTCTTGATACCTACGCTGTCGTCGGTGCTGCTACGGCAATCACTTCCACTAGTTCGGTTGACTCTACAATCGTTCTAACTAATGCGATTGATACTTCGGCTGTGCCCGATGGAGTTGCCTTCGCAGTTCAGGTTGTCAGCACTACTGAGTTTGCTTCTGAACCTTCTGGTCTCTACGAGGCTGTGGGTATCCAGACTTACCTAACTCTAGACCGCACGACTGCTACTGGCACTCATACGATTCTTCAGTCTAATGGTATCACTCATAACAACTCAGGAACTGCTGCTCGTAATGCTCTGTCTCTTGACCGCCTACAGGCAGCCATTGATACTGTGCTAGATGCATCGGGTGAAGATGTTGATACCATCTTTATGAATCCCCTTACTCGTCACGCTTATACTGCTCTCCTACAGGCTTCTCTGCAAGTCAATGGTGAGAAGGCTGGTCGTGGTGACGGTGGCTTCACAGGGCTATCATACGGCGGCGTAGATATGCGTATGAGTCGTGCTTGTGGTCGTGGTATGCTTGTTCTTCTAACAGTCAAGCACATCAAGATTCTTGAACTAGAAGGTGGCAAGTTTGCTGACTTTGATGGTTCTGCTCTCTCTCGTGTCAGTGGTAATGATACTGCTGAAGGTTATTGGAAGCATTACTACAACCAGGTTTGCACTCGTCCTAATGCCCAAGCGGTGTTGGTCGGCTTCAATATCTAATAAGCCATAGAGGTTTATGCCAGCCTCCCTCTGTTTCGGCAGAGGGAGGCTTTATGGAAGGAAGAAGGGAATACCTTTGGACTTCATTTACAAATAGGGAATAGAGAATAAATGCTGTTTGATTGGTCTTATACAATACTACTAACACTTCTAACTATCAAAGCGTTTATTGACCTCTATTCTACGGCTCTAAATGTGAGCCAACAAAAGAAACAAAACAACATAGTGGAGATATCTTCGTCTGATGACCTCTACGACTGGGAGGATTAGGTATGACAAGGAAGGTTAGTCCTTTAGCAAGGGCTGCTGCTGCTAAGAAGATGGCAGGGGCTCAAGACGGTACAGATATTTCAGATTGGCTAGGTCTCTTAGGGACTGCTGCTGGTGCCTATTTTGGAGGACCTCAGGGTGCTGCCCTAGGTTCAACACTAGGTTCAGCGGTTGGGAATGCCTTTGATGGAGATGTTAGTGGAGCAGCGAAAGATACTAGTAATATACTTCAAGACAAAAAGAAGATGGAGATTATCCAGCGTCTATTGGCGGGGACTAAATAATGAGTAAACTAACAGTAAGACAGATTGGCGACCTCATTCAGAAGTCTGCGACAGATAAAGCAGTATATACAAGGATTTGGGATTTATGTTATCTCTTTACACAAGGTCGTCAGCACTTAGCATTTGACAAGACATTACAGAAATATGTGAAGCCTCAGAACAGACGAGGTGCGCTGACTGTGAATCGTCTGCTAAATATCTATCGCACAGTTTCTGCAAAGTTACTGACAGTCTATCCAGGCGTGGGTGTAATGCCTGCCAGCCCTAGTTCAGAAGATATTAGTAAGGCTGAGATGAGCGAAGAAGCACTTCAGTATTACTTTCACAATGACAGACTAAAAGAAACAATCAATAAACATATTGAGTATCTGTGTATCACAGGGACTTCAGGATTCCATACATTCTTTTCAGAAGAAGATGATAGAGCAAAAACAGTTGCTGTTAGCCCGTATGATATCTTTGTGGAGTCTGGTGCTGATACGATTGAAGAGAGTAGGTTTGTAAGCATTAGGACATTTGCTCATATTGATGCAGTCAAAGAAACATATCCTGGCAAGTTGGATACCTATGATGTAGCCATAGCAGACAATACTCACAAAGCAGGTGGGAATGTTAGTCTAGACGGTCGTGTTGAACTCCACGAAGTATATCTGGATGATGGTCGTCATATGATTATTATGGGTGATGAGTTGCTTTATGAGGGAACTTGGGAAGGTGAGCATCCAGTTCATATTGCAAGATATACTCCTCTTGATGGACGATTCTGGGGTGTGGGTCTTATTGAACCCCTACTGGAACTACAGAGCCTTTATAACAAAGCAAGAAGTCAAGTCATTCATAATGTAGAGTTGATGAGCAATCCTAAGTGGTTGATTCCAAAAACTGCTGGTGTTTCTGTAGATGCTATCAAAGGTCGTCCAGGTGAGAAGGTTTATTACAATCCTGCTGGTGGTACCCCTCAGCAACTTCCCACTGCACCGCTACCTGGTTATGTATTAGATAATATCCAGAGAATCCAGACTGAGATGAATGATGTTTCAGGTATTCATAATACTGCGCTTGGTAAGAGAGCCACTGGAGTTACATCAGGTAAAGCGATTGAAGCGCTTGCCAGTCAAAGTATAGGACAACTACAACTCACACAAGAGAATATTGAGAATGCCGTCAGAGGCATCTTCGTGAAGGTCTTAGAGTTGATGAAGAAGTATTATACAGAGCCTCGTATGATTGGGATGTTTGATGGAGCAGGCAAGGCTATCTTCCGCTCTATCAGTGGGACTTCTTTAGTTGATAGCCCTGATGTATTTATTCAGGCTTCATCTTTGTTCCAAGACAATAAAGAGAGTAGAGATAAACAGGTATTAGAACTACTTCAGTTGGGCTTGATTGAGAAGGCTGAGGCTATGAGGGAACTGTCGTTCAAGACAGGGACTAGTTATCGTCTCAAAAAGGCTACTGAACTATCACACGCCAGAGAGATGTTGGCTGCTGTTATCGCAGGTAATGAGATTGAGATTCTTGCAAACGACGACCAAGATGCATTCAAGCAGGTCTTCGGTGAGTTCATCAGAAGTTCAGACTACTATCAGTTGGAAGAAGAACTACAAGATACAATCGCAGATATTATGAATGCTCTGTTGGTGCCATATGATGATAAGACTTTGGCTGCTATGAGGGGTAAAGCATTTGTCTATCCAAGACCTGAAGCAGTTCAGCCGCAAGCCCCGCCAGTTCCAACAGACCCGATGGCAGGACAAGCACCGATTCCAGGTGCGGAGGCTCAGATGATTGACCCAACAGAAGCACTACTTGGAGGGCAAGGACAGTGAATACAACTGAACTAAAAGATTATTTGAATGCCATTATTGATGAAGATGATAATACATTTATTACAGAGAGTCAGAGGAACTTGTTTCTAAAACTTGGTTATGATGAGTTTAGGAATATCATTTATGCAGAGAGTCCAGGTGATGTTGTCTCAACAGCAGACTTTACTCTATCAGGTGTGGATGTGCTCAACTTAGCAACAACGCTGCCAGATGGCGGTGGTGCAGGTAGCGAACTCTTGGGAGCAAATGCTAATAATCCTATGCTGAAGTTGTGGAAGGTAGCGAAGATTGATTCAACAGGTGATGTTGATTACTTCTTTGATATTGTTCCCAGCGAAGAATCAGTCCCGATGAACTATAATCTGCTTGTAGGTTCTCCTACGGTTTGGCTAGAAGGTACTCAACTACGGATTGGTGGTGATACAAGTGCTACAATCAGACTATACTATCTCAAATCAAATACAGTAGATTTCAGTTCGCCATCAGCCTTCATTGACGACTTCGCTCAGTTTCATCACATTATCGCTTTGTTTGCTGCCAAGCACTACAGCATTATGGATAACGGAGTAAATCAACAACTTGAAGAGAAGACTATCCAGTTTGAGAAACGGATGAGAGAGTTCTTCCAGACTACGAGAA